GCACCATATCATTCCACTCGCCCGTGGCGGTACCCACTCCGTTGACAATCTGATGGCTCTCTGTAAATCCTGCCATTCTCGGATTACTGCCGAGATGGGAGATCGCTGGCATGACCGGTAGGGCGGTACAGATCTCTACGGCATTGGGAAGGATAACCGGGCGTGGGGCTTCGTGTTAAAAAACGCGGTTTCAAACGGGGTAATAGGCGCATCCGCAAAGCGAGGTGATATTTTTGGCAAAAGACGGAACCAACAGAGGCGGCGCTCGTATTGGCGCGGGCGCGAAAAAGAAACCATTAGCCGACAAAATTGCTGAGGGCAATCCCGGCGGCAGGACGCTGACGGTCATGGAGTTCTCCGGCGCTGCCGACCTGCAGGGTCAGGTAATGCCGGAGCCGAACAAGATGCTCGAAGCTGTTCAGAAGGACGGCAAGGCGCTGGTCGCCGGTGAGATTTACAAAAACACATGGATGTGGCTAAACGAACGCGGCTGCGCAGCTCTCGTCTCTCCGCAGCTTTTAGAGCGCTACGCCATGAGCGTCGCCCGCTGGATTCAATGCGAAGAAGCGGTCACTGTTTACGGCTTTCTGGCAAAGCACCCGACCACGGGCAACGCCATTCAAAGCCCGTATGTGGCGATGGGTCAAAACTATATGAACCAGACCAATCGGCTGTGGTATGAGATATTCCAGATTGTGAAGGAAAACTGTACCGGCGAATATAGCGGCGCAAATCCTCAAGACGACGTGATGGAGCGGCTGCTGACCGCTCGGAAAGGAAAATGAATATGACTACTTACAAAACAGCAGAAAGTGTCTGCATGGGACACCCGGATAAGCTCTGCGATCTCATCGCGGACAGCATCCTCGACGCTTGCCTCAGAAAAGACAAATCCTCTCGCGTTGCCTGCGAGGTGATGGCGACCAAGGGAAAAATCATCGTTGCGGGTGAGATCACCTGCGACGGCAAAGTGGACATACGCTGGCAGGCGCGCGAGGCGCTTCGTAAAGCGGGCTACAATCCGTGTAGGTTCGTGATTTTTGTTTTCGTCCATAAACAGAGCAAGGACATCGACGCTGGGGTGGCGACCGCACTGGAAGCCCGTAATGGTAGCGAGGAGCGCTATGCCTCTATCGGCGCTGGCGATCAGGGCACCGTTTACGGTTACGCCACTGACGAGACTCTAGAGAAGCTACCGCTCCCGTTGGTGCTGGCGCATCGCATCTGCAAGCGCGTGGATACAGTCCGTAAGGATAAAATCGTAAAAGGGCTCCTTCCGGACGGTAAGGCGCAAGTCACGGTCGAGTACGAAAACGGTAAGCCCAAGCGCGTGAAAACCATAATCGTGTCTGTGCAGCATGAAGCCAGCAAGACGCAGGAGCAGCTTTATTCCGACATCAAGCAGAATGTGCTCTGGCAGTGCTTCGAGGACTTTCCATTTGATGAGGATACAGAAATCCTCGTCAATCCCTCCGGGCGCTTCGTCGAGGGCGGACCCGCAGCCGACACAGGGCTCACCGGCAGGAAGCTAATGGTGGACACCTATGGTGGCCTGGCACTTCACGGCGGCGGAGCATTCAGCGGCAAGGACCCGACGAAGGTTGACCGCAGCGGCGCTTACATGGCGCGGTACATTGCAAAGAATCTCGTATGGAGCGGTCTCGCAAAGGAATGCGGTGTCACTCTTTCTTATGCCATCGGAAAGGCTAACCCGGTCGCTGTGGATATTGACTCTTTCGGCACGAGCGCACTTACAAACGAAGCGCTCCGCGAAATCGTGCAGTCTGTGTTCAACCTGCGCCCGGCAGCGATTATCGAGAAGCTGCGCCTGCGTAACGCCATCTACGAGGACACCGCGACCTATGGGCACTTCAGTTCCTGCTTGTTCCCGTGGGAGGATTATAATATGTATCAGGAATTGAGAAAGGCGGCGGAAAAGTATGCAGATAGAAAAACTGAGGATTGAGCAGCTAATTCCCGCAGACTACAATCCCCGTAAGGATTTGAAGCCTGGAGACCCGGAGTACGATAAGCTCAAACGCTCCATTGAGCAGTTCGGCTACATCGAGCCGCTTATCTGGAACAAGACCACCGGGCGCGTTGTCGGCGGCCACCAGCGCTTGAAGGTGCTCATCGACATGGGCATCACCGAGGTAGACTGCGTGGTGGTTGAACTGGTCGAAGCCCATGAAAAGGCGCTCAACATCGCGCTAAACAAGATTTCCGGCGAGTGGGATAAGGACAAGCTGGCTCTGCTCATTTCGGATTTGCAGGGCTCGGAGTTTGATGTGTCCCTCACCGGCTTTGACCCCGCCGAGCTTGACGACCTATTCAAGGATAAGGTCAAGGACAAAATCCATGATGATGACTTCGATGTGGACGCTGCTTTGAAGGAGCCGGTCATCACCAAGCTCGGAGATGTCTGGACGCTGGGACGGCATCGGCTGGCCTGCGGCGACTCCACCAAAGCGGGCACCTTCGATCTGCTGATGGCTGGTGCGAAAGCGAACCTCGTCATCACCGACCCGCCATACAACGTCAACTACGAGGGCAACGCTGGGAAGATTAAGAATGACAACATGGCAAACGACGCCTTTTATAACTTTCTGATTGCGGCTTTCCAAAACACCGAGGCAGTCATGGCGGATGATGCCAGCATCTATGTTTTCCACGCCGACACCGAAGGGCTCAACTTCCGACGAGCCTTTGCGGATGCCGGTTTCTTTTTGTCCGGCTGCTGTATCTGGAAGAAGCAGTCGCTGGTGCTGGGACGATCTCCATACCAATGGCAGCACGAGCCAGTGCTGTTCGGCTGGAAGAAGAAAGGCAAGCACCAGTGGTACACAGGGCGCAAGGAGACGACCATCTGGGAGTTTGACAAACCCCAAAAAAACGGTGACCATCCGACCATGAAGCCGATCCCATTGCTGGCGTATCCCATCATGAACAGTTCCATGAGTAATACGCTGGTGCTTGACCCATTCGGCGGCAGCGGCAGCACGCTCATCGCCTGTGAACAGTCAGACCGCTCCTGCTATACCATCGAGCTGGACGAGAAATACTGCGACGTTATCGTGAAGCGGTACATCGAACAGGTCGGCTCGGCGGACAAGGTTTCCGTCCAGCGTGACGGGTTGGCGTATTCCTACGAAGAAGTGACTGCAAAACCGGATTAAGTTACACAAGTGTCACAGCCCCTATTTGGTACATATTTCTCGAAAATGCCTTGCTATTATGTGGGTTTAGAGTGATTTATGTATGTACCAAAACGAAGGAGGTTTTGCAAAATGAAGTTTAATTACAACGTTGCAGGGAGCGACCGCAAGCAGCTGGTTGCCGCCATCAGCGAGATTTTGGAGGTTCCGCAGAAATATCTCGGAGCGCCGACCTTTGCCTATGAGGTGGACTATATCACCATCGACAAGAACGGCACTGTGAGCTTTGATGACCGTGCTCACAGGGACAAGGTTGAGAAGTTGGCTGATGCACTACTCAAAAAGGGCTTCAAGCAGGAGCCATGCTTTGAGGACTTGCACATGCCTGAGGAAGAGGAGCTTGGGCTTGGCAGGCAGCGCCTCGACCCGATTTGCGAGGACGGTATGCAGCCGAGTGATGTGCCCGACACCGACGAGGGCACGGACGCATTGACTATATCCCTTCCGAGAACGGACTTCCCCGATGCAACGCTTGAGAATCTGCGTTTGCTGATTGCTAGCAAGGAGACACTTATAAAAAAAGCGCTCAGCGCTGATGCCTTGCCAATTGAAGTCAGTAACGACGCGGTCAGCTTTCCTTGGTTCAAAAGGCTCCCAGACCAGAGCGAAATCACCGCCTACGCACATTTCATTGCGAAGCTAGTCTGCATGGCAAAAACACAGAAGCGGATCACCGCCAAGGAAAAGGAAACAGATAACGAGAAGTACGCTTTCCGATGCTTCCTTCTCCGGTTGGGCTTCATCGGTGATGAATTCAAGACAGACAGAAAAATCCTACTCCGCAACCTTGCGGGTAGCGGTGCATTCAAAAGCGGTAACCCCAAGGCACATGGGATAAGTCTGCAGGAAAAGGAGGTGGCTGGTGATGAAGTTTCCGAATAAGGAGCTTGTGGAGAGTCTCCGCAAGCATTACCCAGTCGGCTGCCGCGTGGAGCTAAAGAGGATGGATGACCCGCAAGCCCCTCCCATCGGCACAAAGGGCACCGTGCGGGGTGTTGATGACATCGGAAGCATCATGGTTTCTTGGGACAACGGCAGTAGCTTATCCGTTGCTTATGGCGAGGATTCCTGTAAAGTGGTCAGTGGGAATGACAAAATTGTATAGGAACCATGCCTCAGCACCAGCAGCACAGGCAGATAATTATGTAATTTTTCTGCAGATATTACTTGCTATTTATGTGCTTTAGAGTGATTAATACAGTACCAAAACATAGGAGGTACACGCCATGTGGAAAGAAGGCAGCCTGAAGGTTTACGACAGCATTTTTCGCTACTGGTTGAAACAGTACAACGAGAGCTCGCAGTTCGGCATTGACGGCGGTCGCATCAGCAAGCTGACGCTCAAGCGCGACGGTACCATCGTTGCCAACTACGACAGAGGCTGGGACGTTAATCCCGCCGACTCCGACACGCTGCTCGCGGTTGACATTCTGCTTCACGACGAAAACTAACCCTAGCACGACAGCCGGGAACAGCCCTTGATGGGGCTGTATCTCGTACACATAGATTTGAAGGCACCGTAAGGGTGTCTATTTTTATGCCCAGAAAGAGGCGACGGCGTATCAGACGGCTTAAAAAATATACTCCGACGCGGTTCAAAGCGGCGGATTCTACCTATGACAAGGCTCTGGCGGATTACGCTGTGGCTTTCATACAGGCGCTCTGCCATACCAAAGGCACATGGGCTGGAAAGCCCTTCGAGCTCATCGATTGGCAGGAACAAATCATCCGCGATATCTTCGGTACAATAAAACCCAATGGCTACCGGCAGTTTAACACCGCATATGTTGAGATACCCAAAAAGATGGGTAAATCCGAACTGGCGGCGGCTATCGCGCTGCTGCTCACCTG